GGCCATGACCATGGCAGGAAAATCACTGTATTTGAGTTGTACACTAAGTTTTTTGCTTTTGCTTACTAACATTGTATCTAGTTGTTTGTTAAATTTATATGACTTTGATTTTTTATTGTCAACTGGGAAAAAGTCTGGATCTCTGCGGTGTTTTTCCAGCAAAAGGATTTCGCAATATAACAGTAATGATTTGTGGGTGGTATGTTTAAGGGCCTGTTCTATAGTTTCAAACTGATTTTTAATTTCAGTGCGATCTGGTTTTTCGCCATCATAATCACTGGGCCATCGTTCAACTAATGCCAAGGGCAAGATCATAGCATGTTCCTTTGTAGGCAGTATTCGGTATACATGCGTTCTTTGTGCCACTCGTCTGCTTGTGGTGTATCAGCAAATTCATGGAAGCAAGGTGTGCCTAGGGTATAGTGCAATAGTTTTGCATTTGGGTTTGGGCCGTACTCATCGGGCAACCAATTCCACTCTCGAGGTAGCTCACCAATACGCTCATCTGCTAGCCAACTAAAGCGATGTAGATACGAACCTGAAGATTTTTGTATAAACTCTGGTGTTAATTTTCTGTTAGGATGATTACCACAATTCCAAAGTATTACACTCGACCAATTTTTTCTTGGATAATCTTCATTTTTTGCACCAAGATATTTTTCAGTCATCTTGGTTTTGTAATCATGTTTGACCACCATGACGTCAACATGGCTTTCCTGCAGATTCCAAAGTTTAACAATGTCATCGCGCACAATCATATCACCATCAATAAATATTGCCCAACCCGTATAGCTCATTAAGTGCGGTACCAAGAATCTGGTATAGATAAAATGATTACTTCCGTCGGTGTGTGTTTCTTCATAGTCCTGAAACAAGTTTAAGGCAATAGGCATAATTGCCACAGGTTGACTAGCATGACGAATAATACTATTCACGCAGGTATGGAATGCTATAGCTTCTCTAGGATCATATCCTACAAATACCGGAATTGGTGTCATTGTCGTTCAATGTCCTCTTCAACGCAATTAGGTCCGTATTGTATTTCTACAATGCGACAAGGTTGGTCAAATGGATTGTATAAGCGATGCCATTCATTTGTGGGTATATGATAACTGTCGTGGGTTTCTAAAGAGGTTTGTCTTTGTCCTTCACTTTCTACTACACATCGCCCTTCTGAAACTTGCCAATATTCTGCTCGGCTACTATGGCGTTGCATACTTAGTGTACCACCCGGGTTGACTGTGAGTTCCTTGACTTTTGTTCCTGGCACTTCATGTAGCACACGATAATATCCCCAGGGACGTTCGGTCTTAGGTGCTTTCCATTCCTGTAATATCCAACTACTACTATTTGCTTTATCTTCCCCACCTATCCCAAACACAAACTCTACTCCGTCAACTGCCATTTCTGGAATATTTTCTTTTGTGCGGTCACCACCGTTGGCAAATATAATACGGTCTTCAGGGTAGTGTGCGCGAACCTGTTGTAATAAGTGACAAGCGGTTCCATCTTCATCATCGAATGTGTATACTTCATCTACACTGCTTAAATTGTTAAGCACACAAAGACGTTCTTGCCACGGCATAAATGCGCGACCTTTTTTGCGGGCAAGCCACTCGTCGCTGTTGATACCTACAACGAGCATGTCACCCAGCAATCGAGCTTGTTTGATTAATTTGATATGACCGGAATGAATTGGATCAAATCCGCCACTGGCTACTACTATAGTTTTCATGCAGATATTTAACCCAGTTAATGGCTGATTTTATTTTATTGCCATGCTCATTAGGCTGTGATCTAACCAAGGCACTACAAGATCTTGTTGGCGTAGATAATTGTGAGCAAATACACTACGCTCGGCTGATTCTGGTAAAAGGTCGAGCTCCGATAAATGATGCCAGGTGATGGTTTTTGGATCTTGCGGTTTGTGAGCACTTTTGTAGACCACAGCATGAAGCCATGGATCCATTGGTGTTTGTCGGAAAAATCCGCTGCGGCAATCCCATCCAGCTGTGGCCAGCATGTATATTAGACTAATCATACTGTGATGATAGTAGCAACCTGCAGGCAAATAATAATCCAACTGCCTGCGATGTATACGTTGTGTTACAGGAACAGTCAAACACAACATGGCGCCAGGGCTAGCAATATTCCACCAACGACTGAGAGTTTGCACTGGATTCTGTGCATACTGAAATGCGTCATGACACCATAGCACATCAAATCCATTTTTAGGCGAGTGTAACGGTTCTTCAAAACTGTTGCGTTGATATGTGGTGTTTGGATGTTTATGAGCCGCTGGTAAATTTTCCATAACATCAACACCGACACATTGAATATTTAACGGCTGTGGAACATCATCTCTAGTGGTTCGAGTCGCCCACCAAACCAGATCATCTCCATCGCCGCAGCCAAGATCAACCATGTTACAAATGCTGGCCATGAAATCATCATACTCGTATAGAAGATTCAGCACCTCAAGGCTGTGATTGTGACTGTCTCCTGGGTGTACGAATGTCATACCTGTATATCTTCCATGCCGGCGGCTCTTAATCTTACGACGTGTCCCAGCATGAAATTTTTACTTTCCATGGCTTTCATAATACCTAACCATCGATTTCGCAATAATGCTACTTCGTTGATAATGGTTTCAAAATCAATAACTTCATCTTCACCATCTACGTATTTTTCAGCATCTCTACTGGTCAACGCTCTAGCATAGCCTTCAAGATACTTTTGAAAATGTTTGCGACGAATTTTTCTTAACTGTATGTTGAGGTGATTTAGCACAGCTTCAATTTCTTGCAATTGATTGAATCGGTGTTCAGTGACTCCAGGTAATGCTGTTATATTTTTTTCTATCATGCCGCCAATCTGCACGTCACGCCTGGCATCTGTTAGCTCATTTTCATAATGTGCTATAAAATCTGGAATGTTGCTGAGATCCGCAATTACTCGACTATACCACATTAATAGTCGTCATCCTCGTAGTCATCCTTGTCCTCGTCATCCTCGTCCTCAATTTCGTCGCCGTGATCTTCAAGGTAGCTAGTAAGAGCCCGTTTAACTTCGCTATCACTTTTAAATACTGATTTAATTTCGTCTGCGCCTACATCGTTATCAATTAAGACTGATACCAATGTTTCGGCGGCTTCGTCACGATCTACAACATTTACATAACGCTTGAGTTCATCCCAAATTTCTCGACTTAATTCAACACTCATTCTTATTCCTCCGTGGCTGTTTCTTCAGTACTTACCGTTTCGCGTTGATTTGCAAAATCTACCATTACTTTATCCAAGCAACCGCCTTCGTTTGATTCCCAGGCTTTGCGGAACTGTTTGATAATCTCACCATCGCTAGTAACAAACATCAAACGGTTGCCGTCTTTTTTAAGAATACCTTTTTTCTCTGCCAGGTCGGTCAGGCCACTGTAGGGATTCATACCTGTTTCGTACGGAATCTTGACCTGCATACCTTCAAAAGGTTTGGCATAACGTGTTTTCATTACCTTACAACCGGCACGGATACCCATAACTTCAGAGATCTTGTTGCCATCCTCATCTTCTTTGAGTTTCATCTTCTTCATGGCAACCACAATACTTGACGCATAGATAAAGCCTTGTCCGCCGGAGATTTTATCATCTGGGTCAAACATGTCTTGACTTGCATATGTGTGATTAGTACAAACCATTCCGACATTGAAGCCACCAAACATGTTGACCGAGTTGCGTACAAGTGCTGTAAGTGCTTTGGGTTTACGACCCATATCACCTTTCATATCACCTGCTTCAAATTGATTAACGTCTGTGGGTGTTAACAACATGCCCAACGAATCAATAACCCACAACACCTTCATACGCTCGCCGTCTGGTAGGGCTTTGTAGTCAATCATAAATGTTGAGATAGCCTTGGCCACGTCGTCGATCATACTCATATTCAGTTTAAGCAACTTGTCTGCGCCGGTATCCACACCAAGTGCGTGTAGCCATGTTTCGTCAAGTGCGTTTTCTGTATCAACTAAGATGACAAAGATACCTTGTTCTTGTGCATTCTTGACAATGTTGCCGGAACAAATATAACTTTTACCTGCACCTGACTCGCCGGCAAACACTGTAATCTTGCCCAGTGGAATACCTTTATTAAAGTCTCCACTGATAAGATAATTCAAGGCAAAATTGCCTGTCGAGATCCAATCAGTTGGATCGTTAAATCCAATGCTTAGACCTTCAATACTTTTTGTAATATCCTTACGGAATTTTGATATATCAAATGGCTTGGCCATGTTTCACCTCTGTAGTTTATAAGATAATTATAGCACAAGGGTTGCCCCTTGTGCTAGTATTTAGACTAAATGCTTACGCCTTTTGACGTGCCCTAATCATTGCCAAGATGTCTTGTGCTTTATCGCTAGATGCCGGCTTAGCTTCTACAGGAGCCGTTACCGCTGCTGGCTCTTCGTCATCAAAGTCACTTGATACAGATGTTGGCGCACTTGCTACCGCTGGTGCTGGAGCACTTGCTACTGCAGGAGCACTGCCACCACCTGCTGGAGCACTAACTCCTGCTGGGCGGAAATACTGACCCCAACGTTCTGTGTCATAGGTTTGTCCATCAACACTGGCTTCAAACATTTCTTTGATTACCTTAACTTCTGCTTCTGAGGGTTTCTTAGGCAAGAATGTTGAAAGATCAAACAAACCGTGTTCAGCAATAGCCGCTTGTTCAGCTTCTGTAAGTGCTGTTTCTTTACGTGACCATTTACTTCCTGAGTAGTCAGCAAAGCCGCCTTTGCTGGCTTTACTGATGCGGAAGTCCAAGCCACGCA